TAATTTCACTGAAGTTCATTATGGTGGTGGTTCAAGTGGTAAATCACATGGTGTTATTCAAAAGGTAGTATTAAAAGCTATGCAAACATGGAAACATCCCAGACGTATATTATGGTTAAGGAAAGTACAATCTACAATTAAAGATAGTTTGTTTGAAGATGTGAAAAGTTGTTTGATTGATTTTAAATTGTGGGATGACTGCCAATGGAACAGGACTGATAACAAAGTAGTGTTACCGAATGGATCTACATTCTTGTTTAAAGGGTTAGATAACCCAGAAAAGATAAAGTCTATAAAAGGTATATCAGACGTTGTTATGGAAGAAGCGTCTGAATTCACAATGAATGACTACACACAATTAACACTGCGTTTGCGTGAACGTAAACATGATAAAAAGCAAATATATTTAATGTTTAACCCAGTGAGCAAACTCAATTGGGTTTATAAGTATTTCTTTGAACATGGGGAAGAAATGGAAAATGTGTTGATACGTCAGTCAAACTATAGGGATAATAAGTTTTTAGATGACATTACTCGTGAGAACTTAGAACTACTAGCAAAACGTAATCCAGCATATTATAAGATATATGCGTTAGGTCAATTTGCTACGTTAGATAAATTGGTATTTCCTAAGTACGAAAAAAGGTTACTTAACGTAAGTGAGTTAAGACATTTACCTTCATACTTTGCTTTGGACTTTGGTTACATCAATGATCCAAGTGCTTTTATTCATGTGAAGATAGATAAAGACAAAAAGAAACTATATATCGTCGAAGAATATGTTAAAACTGGGATGTTAAATGATGAGATAGCGAATGTTATTAAACAACTCGGTTATAGCAAAGAAGAAGTGACTGCTGATAGTGCTGAACAAAAGAGTATAGCCGAAATTAGAAAGTTGGGTATTGAAAGAATTGTACCTACTAAAAAAGGTAAAGGCTCAATTGTTCAAGGTTTACAGTTTTTACAACAGTTTGAAATTATCATTGATGAACGGTGTTTTAAGACTATCGAAGAATTCGACAATTATACGTGGAAAAAAGATAAAGACACCGAAGAATATACTAATGAACCAGTAGATACGTATAATCATTGTATTACTGGTGATACGTTAGTCGACACTGTAAATGGTCAGTTACCTATCAAAGATTTAGTAGGAACAAATGGCGAAGTTAATTGTTTTGATTTGCAAAACAATAAAGCTACTACCTCTAATTATTTTGATGTTAGAAAAACGAGGGATAAAGCAAAAGTCTACGAGATAGAAATGGAAAATGGTAAAAAAATCAAAGCGACAAGCGACCATTTAATATTAACCACTGATGGTTGGAAAATGGTGTGTGAACTCAATGATAGTAATGAAATAATAAAAATTTAATTAGATACTTTTCGTTATTCGTTTGATACAATAGTATCAAAGGAGATGAAGATAATGAAGTATCAATATTTTAACGGTGTTAAGTTCACGCGAGATGATAAAACAGGATATTATTTAAATTCAACAATCAGGAAAAGAATGCATAGATACGTATGGGAATATTATTACGGAGAAATACCTAAAGGGTATCAGATACACCATTTAGATCATGACAAATCCAATAACGATATTAGCAATTTGCAGCCTATGATACATGGTGAACATGCGTCTTTGCATGCTATGAAAAGAGCCAAAGAACACTATGATGAGATGATAGAAAACCTAAATACAAATGCAAGACCTAAAGCGAATGAATGGCATAAGTCCAGTGAGGGAAGTGAATGGCATAAGAAACATTATGAAAATACCAAAGATAAGTTACATTCTAAGTATAAGTTTGAATGCGAACAATGTGGCAACGAATTTGTTGGTGTAAATAATGGTGCTAATAGATTTTGTTCAAATAAATGCAAATCAAAATGGCGCAGAGATAATGGCTTAGATGATGAAATTAGGGAGTGTGTATATTGTGGGAAATCATTCGCAGTTAATAAATACAGAAATACAAGAACATGTTCAAGAAGTTGCGCAAATAGACAAAGGGCCAAAGTCAGAAAAAATAAAATCAATTAAATTTCATAGCTATCAAGATGTTTATAATATGGAAGTCGAAAACCACCACAACTATGCTGTTGAAGGTGGTTTTATTATTCACAATTGCATTGACGCCCTACGTTATTCTGTAGAACGTTTTTATAATGTGCGTAATAAACGTAATAAGAAAACAGGTAAAGGTATACAAAATATTAAAGCAATGGGCTTATAAGGAGGTCGCACATGGCACATGTTAATAACTTTGAAAGAGATATAGAGTATAGACAACATAGGGATGCTGTTTATCGAGAAGATGCAAACGAAGTATATACGTATGATGGCGATAGCACTGAATTATTACAAGACAAGAAACAAATAAGTGCTTTCATAGGTCATCATTTAGAAGCGCAAGCACCGAGATTGAAGATGTTGAACAACTATTATGAAGGACTTAACTTCAATTTACTACGTAACAACCGTAGACGTGAAAAACACCTATCAGATAATCGGGCAGCGCATGACTTTGCATCATATATAACTGATTTCATTAACGGTTATTTCTTAGGTACTGGTATTCAGATACAAACACAAGATGAAAGCACACAGGACACACTAGACGACCTACACGAGATAAATGATATAGATAGTCATAATCGTTCGTTAGGGTTAGATTTGTCTGTATATGGCCGTGCTTATGAGTATGTGATACGTAATAACAAAGATGAAGTTAGAATATACAAATCAGATGCTAGAAATACATTCATCATATATGACAATACGATTGAACAAGATAGTTTAATGGCTGTTAGATACTGGTCGACTGGTAAAGATGATGATGGTAATTCCATTTATAATGTTGATGTGATTACGCCATTTGCAACTTACTTCTTTTTAGCAAACGAAGTGACTAATTTAACTTTAGAAGAACGTAAACCACCAGAAGCTCATTCGTTCCAACGTGTGACAATAACTGAATATAAAAACAATGAAAAACGTAGGGGCGACTTCGAGAAGGTCATCCCTTTAATTGATTTATATGACAATGCACAATCAGATACAGCTAACTATATGAGCGATCTAAACGATGCAATGTTATTAATTAAAGGTAATGTAGATTTAGGAGATAGTAACCTTGTTCAATTGCAAAAGGAAGCTAATATCTTCCACTTACAACCCCCCGAATACGAAAAAGATGATATGGGTGTCACAGAAGGTAATGTGGACGCTCAATACATTTACAAACAATACGATGTACAAGGTGTAGAAGCATATAAAGACCGTATCAATCGTAATATTCACATGTTCACTAACACACCAGACATGAGTGACGAAAACTTTGGTGGTCAACAATCTGGTGAGGCAATGAAGTATAAACTGTTTGGATTAGAACAACGTACAGCAGTTAAAGAAGGGTTATTCAGAAAAGGATTAAGACGTCGCTATAAATTAGTTGGCGACATCATGGGTGTAAATAGAGAGCTTAACCCAGAAAAAGTTAAATCATTAGTCTTTACCTTCACACGTAATCTACCTAAGTCAGTCAAAGAAGATATGGAGATGTATTTGAGTGCTGGTGGACAAATCAGTCAATCAACACTAATGACATTAGTATCATTCATCGATGATCCACAACAAGAATTAGAGAAGATTAAAGAAGAAGATGATAAAGCGATGGAAGATTCTGATAAGCGCATGTATAACGAACACTTTACACAAAATCAACAGTCAGAGGGTATAGACGACAACCAACAACAGAAAGAAGGTTAATAGTCTATGGCTAAAAACAATTCACAAGAGTATTGGCGTGAGAGAGCAAAAGAAGTAATTGATGAAGAATCTAAGAATGATTATGAAATCATCAAAGAAGTTGAGCGTATCATCAATGAAATGAATGATGATATAGAAAAAGAAGTATTAAAGTTCTATGCAAAGTATGCAACTGCAGAAGGTATTTCATTAAAAGATGCTAAGAAGAAAATTGATACTTTCGACGTTCAATCATTTAAAGATAAAGCTAAGCAATATGTAAAAGAGAAAGACTTTAGTGACAAAGCTAACAAAGAACTAAAACAGTACAATACTGCAATGTATGTATCGCGTGAGAAATTCCTACAAATGCAACTGGGCTTGATTGTCACATACGCATATGCAAGGTTGGAAAGTCAAATGTATAACTACATGGAATCGGCTTACTATCGTAGTTTAGAACAACAAGCTGGTATATTAGGCGAATCATTACAAGTAAGTTTATCTGATGTTAAAGCCATCATATTCACACCGTTTCATAACTCAAAATGGAGTACAAGACACTGGGAAGATATGAAATTAGTACGTAAGCATGTACAACGTACTGCAAGTCATGTATTACTACGTGGACGACATCCTAATGAGTTTGTTAAAGATATGCGTAAAGATACAGGTAATTCAACGTATGAAATCAAACGCTTATTGCTAACTGAAACAGCTCGTGTTCAAACTATGGCTACTAAACAGCATATGTTAGACAATCACGGCGAAGATGCAGAATATGAATATGTCGCTAAGATGGATAGTAAAACAACACCTACTTGTCGTAGTTTAAATGGTAAAACATTTAAAGTTAAAGATATGACACCGGGTGTTAATGCACCACCTATGCACCCATTTTGTCGTAGTGCCATTGTTCCACATGTAGGGGATTGGCGCACAGAATTCTTTGAACGAGTTAAAGGCAAATATAATTTGGATAACCTTTAAGGAGGTGTTTGATTGGAAGATAAATATTTAAAAGATATAGCACAATCACTTAAAGGTATACATCAAGAATTAAAGAAACAGAACGAACCAAATCCAGTCGCTAAATCAGATAAGAAGAAAGCAGACAAATTTGATCCTAAAAACTTTATTTAGAAGGTGATTTCATGAAAAGTCTTAACGTGAAAATGGTGGTCCACCTATCTCGTTGGTAACATACGTTAGTTACTTGTCCTAAGCACGACGCTAAAAGGCTAACTAAAACAAAAACTGAACGGGGTTACTCGTTAATATATATCAAACATAAATTAATGCACTGTATGGGGCTTAATTGCACTGTGCGGGGTGTTTTTATTATGTGCGAATATTTAAACGGTTAGCACTGTACGGGAGGATATAAACAATGGATAAAAATGAATTTTTAAAACTTAACTTACAACATTTTGCAAACAGTGAAGGTAGCGAAGGCGAAACGGATAATAACAATAATAATGAGCCGGGAAACGATGACGACCCTAACGATAAAAATGATGAAAGCAAAACAGGTTATTCTCAATCAGAACTTGATAGCGCGATTGGTAAGGCAGTAGATAAGGCGCTATCTAAAAAAGAAAAGCAACATCAAAAACAATTAGAAGATGCTAAAGAGGAAGCACGTAAAGAAGCAGAAAGCTATGCGAAATTAACTGAAAAAGAGAAGCGAGATAAAGAACTCGAAAAACGTGAGAATCAGTTAAAAGAGCGTGAACGTGAATTAAATTTACGCCATCTTAAATCAGATGTTGAAGCAGATCTAAAAGATAACAACCTACCTACTTCTTTCGCAGACACTTTAATTCTTATTGAGGACAACGACAAGATTAAAGAATCTATTCAATCCATTAAAAAAGATTTTGATGCAGCAGTAAAAGAACAAGTTAAAGAAGCTACAAGACAAACGACACCAAGTAATAAAAGTTCAAACTTTGCCACACATAAAAATAGTGATGGCAAGTCATTAATTGACATAGCAAACGAAAAACGTATCACACAATAAACGGAGGTTACAAATTATGGCAAACACTAAACCGCAAGAATTTAATCCAGATAATGTTTTAATGCACGAACACAAAGAAGGCGAATTATTAAACGATTTTAACGAACCAATTTTATTAGATATTTTAGAGAATTCTAAAATCATGCAA